CGCGCCAGCACTCCCCGAGACCGCCACCACCTGGACCGTCAAGCGATCCACCCTCAACGCCGCCGGCCAAATCCTCGCCACCGCCACCGCCACCGGCTCGTGGGCTAACCGGGAGACTCTCGCCTACTCATGACAACGATCAGCGAATCCAACATCCGGCAGACGCTCGATCTCTCATCGTTCGACCTCACACTCCCCGCCGTCATCGTCGAATACCCGAGCCGCTCCGCCTTCCCGAGCGTCGGAAAAGCCGACCGCCTCTACATGGCGATGGACGAGGGGATGCCCTACCGATGGAGCCCCTCCGCGAGCGCCTACGCCCTGATGATTCCCATCATCGATGCCGGCACTTTTTGACAATCACCCCACCACGAACAGCCCAACCAACCACCACCAACAACCTAATTAGTCATGCCCAATCCTATCATTCGCATCAAGCGCGGTTCCGGTTCGCCGGTGTCGCTTCAAGTCGGGGAAGTAGCCTTCGACTCCACAAACAAGTCATTTTTCATCGGCACAGCCGAAGGCGTCCTGCCAATCGGCGGTGAGCATGTTTTCGCTAAGAAGACATTCGTCTCTGACGCAGTAGCAGCCGAAGCAGCGCTTCGCAGCTCAGGCGACTCGACCCTCACCAGCAGCCTCAATTCCGAGATCAGCCGCGCAACCGCCGCTGAAGGCGTCATCGCCGCAAACCTCGCTCAAGAGATCATCGACCGCGCCGCAGCGATCACCTCCGAGGCTTCCGCGCGTTCCTCAGCAGACACGACCCTCGACGGCAAGATCACGACTGAGAAAGGCCGCATCGATGCGATCCTTTCCGCTTCCCAGGCCGACAAAGACAGCTTCGCCGAGATCGTCAGCTTGATCAATTCGGTCGACCTGACCAACGACAACGCGCTCGCAGCCGCTGTCCTCTCGATCAACACCGCGATCGACGACGAAGAGACCGCACGCATCGCCGGTGATTCTGGCCTCCAGACCTCGATCAATGGTGTCTCGAGCGACCTCAGCGCGTTGACCACACGAGTCACCGCAGCCGAGGCCGACATCAACACCGAAGAGTCCGCCCGCGCCGCCGCCGACACGACCCTGCAATCGAACATCACCGCCGAAGCGACCACCCGCGCCAGCGCTGACACGACTTTGCAGTCGAACATCACCGCTGAAGCCACCACCCGCGCTTCTGCCGACACCAGCTTGCAGACGAACATCACTGCCGAGGCAACAGCCCGAGCCAGTGCAGACGACGCGCTCGACGCACGCCTGGACAGCCTCGAGGCCAGCATCGACGGCGGAACTTACTAAGACCGCAACCACTCCCCGGCGGGGCGGCCAATGCCGCCTCGCCAAGCGGGGGAGTTTAAAAAATCCGCTGAATAAAAAAGGCCCATGCCAAATCCAACCATCATTCCGAAAAAGTCGGTCCAAGCCTCAGCCATACCGACGACCTCGCAGCTCGCCCTCGGCGAGATTTGCGTGAACCACGCAGACCGCCGCCTTTACTCGCGCAATCCCTCCACCGGCGAAGTCTACAAATTGGCCGGCACCAAAGACGCCCCCGACCGCGTGTGGGCATTCGATCTCTCCACCGACGGCACCACCACCTACCTCGGCTTCCTCCTTTACTCGGACTTCCCCAACTCCGGCTCGGTGTATGACTCCGAGTCCTGGGAAATCTCCCGCACCATTTTCAACGCCGCAGGAACCACCAGCACCGAAGCCAGCGCCACCGGCGCGTGGTCTAACAAAACCAATCTCCAATTTTCTTAAACCATGATCGCCACACCCATCCTCTCCGGTGCCTCTGGCACCAAGACCCTCGCGGTATTCACTCCCCGCCACAGCTCGCCACCAGCGACTCTGTTTGCCACTCTCGACACGCGCAACTCGGTTGCCGTCCTCGATTTTGACTCTGCCGCCGACGAGAGCGCGATCTTCCCGTCGATCATCCCAGAAGCGGCTGACCTTGCCAGCGGCCTGAGCGTGCGGATCAGTTGGATGGCAACCACGGCAACCACCGGAAATGTCCGCTGGCGCGTAGCATTGGAGCGCGGCAACACCGACCTCGATGCCGACAGCTTCGACACCGCCGCCGAGGGCAACGGAGCGGCAAACGGCACATGCGGCATTCCTACCACGACCAGCATTTCTCTCTCCACCCTCGACAGCGTGGCAGTCGGTGAGCCTTACCGGATCAGAATTTCTCGCGTGGGCAGCGATGCCACAAACGACACCATGACAGGCGATGCCGAACTCATCGCCGTCGAAGTAAGGAGCGCGGCGTAATATGGCGTTTTCATTTAACGGAACAAACCAAAGATTAACCCCCCCATTGCCGCCTGCGACGATATCGCCGCTAACAATTGTTTGCTGGTTTAACGCCTCAAATAATACAACAACCGGAGCATTAATCACCCTTACTAATTCGGCTAACAGCACAAATTATTTTACGATTTATGCAAGTGGAGCGGTGGTCGGTGATCCTGTGCAATTACTTACGCAAGGAACAGGTGGCAACCAAATAGTTTCAACAACTGCTGGATATGCTTCTAATTCTTGGTCACATGCATGTGCTGTTTTTGAATCCAATACAAGCAGAACAGTTTTTCTAAACGGCGCAAATTCTGCTTTAGGAAGCGTTCCAATTAGTCCGCAAGGCATCAACGAATTTAATATTGGCTCATTTAAAGTTACGGCTGGAAACTGGTTTAGCGGCCTCATCGCCGAAGTCGGAATCTGGAACGCCGCCCTTACCGCAGCCGAAATCGCATCACTCGCCAAGGGCATGACCTGCGACAAGGTGCGCCCGCAGTCGCTTGTCTTCTACGCTCCCCTTGTCCGAGATCTTATCGACCAAAAAGGCGGATTCGCCATCACCAACAACAACGGCGCAACCGTTGCCAACCATCCACGCATCTACCCATGATTTACCTTAACACAACCACCAACGAACTGCGCGAACTCCCTGAGAGCTACATCGCCGCACTCATTGCAGCAGGAAACCCAAAAGCCGAGCAATGGCAACCAGCGCCTGCAAAGCCCAGCGAAGATGCAGCGTGGCAAGACGGTCAATGGATCACGCCATCCGCGCCCACTTACACCGCCGAGGAATGGACCGACTCCCAAGGCTACGGTGGCAACCGCTCCACCACGATGCTCTACCAAAAGCTCCGCCTCGACGCCTCCGCGAAATCCTCGCCCAAGCTGGTCGCGGTCCAAGGCTGGCTCGACGGAATGATCGCCTCTGGCCTCGCCCCAGCCGCCAGCAACTGGCCCGCCGCCCCGCACACATTTGAGGCAACGCTCACTGAAACACTCACAATCCTAAACTCCTAAATCCATGGCCAACGAACTCAACATCGCCCTCGCAAAATCGGGCCTCACCGTCACCGCCCAACGCTATCAATCCGGCGCTGCCGTAGGCTCTGCCATTAGCTGCCCCGAAACCGGCAGCACGGGATTCTACTCAGGCAACATGACCGGCACGGCTGGCACCTACCAAGTCGCCTTCCTCGCCGCCGGAGCCAATGTCGGCAGCGGCAGCATCGTGTGGAGCGGCACTGCCGAAGTCCCAGTTTCCACGATCACCACAGCCGACATCCCCAGCGCCGCGATTTCCGCCATTCAGGCCAAGACCGACAACCTCCCAAGCGACCCCGCAGACCAAAGCCTCGTCGAGGCAGCCATCACCGCGCTCTCGATCCCAACCGTGGTCCAGATCCGCTCGGAGTTGGATTCCAACTCCACCAAGCTCGCCAACCTCGATGCTACCGTCTCCAGCCGCCTCGCGCCAAGCGGCACGCTTGCGACCGTCACCACACTGACCAACGCACCAACCGTTCCATCGGCGAGCGCCATCGCCGACGAGGTGCGCGTGGAACTCGCCACCGAACTCGCCCGCATTGATGCACCAGTCAGCGGTGCGACAGCCCCAAGCGCAGCCGCCGTGGCCACGGCAGTTCGCTCCGAGTTAAGCACCGAACTCACGAAAGTTTCGGCCTTGAACACCGAGCGCCTCGCCAATGTGGCGACCACGGCCATCGTCGGCAATCTCATCGCCCAGGCTAACAGCTAATGTCTACCGAAACCGTCCGCAATCGCCCCGGCGTGCGCCTCTCCATCGGGGAGGCCATCGCCGCGCTGGCGCTCGTCGCCACGATATTTTCGATCAGCCAGGCTTGGTGGATTCTCCCCGAAAAAGTCACCCGCGTGGAGATCGAAAACGAAAAGCAGGAAGCCCGCTTGCAAAAAATCGAAGCCGTCGCCGCCGACCGAGCCGAGACATTGGCCCGCATTGACGAGAGAACCAAACGCATCGAGCAAATCCTCGCCAACCGCCAGTGAGCGGCCTTTGACACCCCCGCCGCGAAGCATGAAAGCAATCTTTTACATTCTCGACAGAGCCTCCGAATCGTCTTCCTGGAGGGGTGCGATTTTACTGGCCACTGCTCTGGGCCTGCGTCTGGAACCCGAGCTCCAGAACCAAATCGTGGCGGCGGGGCTCGGCCTCACGGGATTGATCAATCTGCTGCGAAAAGAAAAATGACCCCCAAGCAAGTCGCCGCCGTGTTGATGATCCTCGGCTGGCTTTTCCTCGCCATGGCTTTCTTGACTAGCTGCGTGGCCGTCCCGATGCCTCCCTTCGGCGACCGGATCGGCGAGGCCGGAACGCTGCACATCCGCACCACGGTCCGCTTCGAGCCACGCCTGACCGACAGCGAAGCCAACAACCGCGACCTCTGGAACGCCCTCGGCGAGTTCCAAAAAACCATCCCCGCACTGAAGGACAAATGATTAGCCTCCTCGCCCGCTTCTTCATGTTGCCACGCCCGGCGCAATCGCCAGCGCCAGCCCCTGAGCCCGCGCCGAAGCCCGCGAAGCCAACATCAAAGCCCGCCAAAACCTCCGGCCTCCTCAAGCCCGAGCCAAAGTTTTATCAGCAGACCAACAAGCGGACCCCCAACATCTCAGCGGGCCGCGTTATCAAGCCCACCCACATCATCGTGCACCACACCTCCGGTGCCTACGCCGGATCCGTCGCGTGGTGCCTCAATCCGGCCAGCAAAGTCTCGTATCACTGCATCATTGCCCGCAACGGCAAGCGCACCGTCCTCGCCCTGCCCAGCCAACGCACCTGGCACGCCGGGGTCAGCTCGTGGCAAGGCCGCAAAGACGCCAACTCATTCTCTGTCGGCATGGCATGGGAAGGCGACACCTACACCACGCCCCTCAGCGAAGACGCCCTCCTCTCCGCCGTGGAATACTTGTTGCCCATCCTCCGCGAAAACAACATTCCCCTCGCAAACATCCTCCGCCACGCCGATGTCTCCCCCGGCCGCAAAGACGACTGCTCCCCAGCAGCCCACGCCGCCCTCCTCGCGGCACTCAATAAAGTCCTTTAGGGCAACAACGGGCAACACTCCCGTAAATCATTGAAAAACAAACCCAAGAAAGCGACTTAAAATCCGTTGATCCGAAAGGGTCGTGCGGGTTCAAGTCCCGCCGCCGGCAGAGTGCTTTGTGACGATTTGGGCTAGGTTTTAAGCGGGTTGGCGGGCGGTTGGCTTCTTGAAACTACAGGCGGCTATTGGCGGCTACTGGAAGAAAATAGTTGAGATTTCGGGCAACACGGGCAACAAGTGGGCAACAGACCATGAGCGCCTTTATTGTCAGTCCATATCCGCAGCGACCCGGCACCCCGTGGAAGCTGACGATTCCCGAAAAAATATTTGGCAAAAGGATTCGCCGGTTTTACCGCACCGAGGCGGAGGCTTGGGCGGCGGGGCCGGGTTTGCTGGAGAAGTTGCAGAAGGGGGGGACGGATTCGCTCTCGGAGGAGCAGGCGAGGGGTATGTCTATGAAATCCGCGGTGCGGGATTACATCGCATCCAAGGTGGGCAGCTCGGAGCGGCACAGGGACAAACTGGAAAAGATTTGCGGGGAGCTTTTGGATGCTTTCCCTGGCGCGGTGGCGGCGGTCACTCCGATGCAGGCGGCTCGGGTCTTTGGAAAGATTAAGGGCGCGCCGACGACGCGGGCGGGGTGGCATCGTTACGCCTCCGGGTTCTTTCGGTGGTGCGTGGACATGGAGCTTCTGGACCGAAATCCATTTCGCCGGGTGGTTGCGCCGGAGGCGGAGTCGAAGAGGTCACTGATTTCTGCAAAGGAACTGCGGGCGATCTTAGATGCGGAGATGTCGGATGCGCTGCGCGCTTGGTTTCTTCTCGGTGCCTTTGCTGGGTTGCGGTCCATCGAGGTCCATCGAATGCGGTGGGAGGATGTCGATGCGAAGACGGGACAGATCGAGGTTCGGAGGGAGGTCTCGAAACAATCCTCGGGCCTGCCGGAACGCATCGTGGATTTCACGGAGCCGATGAAAAAGCGGAAGGATTTCTTTAAAGGGAAATCCGGCCTGATCGTGCCGGCGAAATCGCTCCGGTTGTATCGGGAGCGTGAGGCGCTGATTCAGCGGCTTAACAACGAGGGCGTGGTGCCGTGGGCCATGCTGCCTGAGAACGCTCTCCGGCACTCTTACGCCACTTACCATCTAGGACGGTGCCAGGATGCAGGGAAGACCGCGCACCAGATGGGGCATTCCTCGACGGCTCTCGTTCTCAAAACCTACGCGGTGCCGTCACGGAAGGCGGACTGGCGGGCTTGGTGGAGGGCTTAGGTTGCGCAGTTAGATCGTGGATTTGGGCTACCCAGCCCGGCGGGAGGAATTCCTCGTAGCCGTTGAGCGCGAAGAAACGGAACTCTCGGACGCTCTCACTACTTTGGCACCAGCACTGTCCGGGGAGGGGACTTTTCCCTGTTCTTCTTCTTCTTTCGCTTTCGCCTGCTCGACTGCGTCAGCAATGATGGTTGAGATGGCGGTCTTGGAGAGCCTCGATTTTTTGTTTTCTTCGGCCTGCCTCTTGACCACCCAAGCGTGCAGATCATTTGGTAAAGAGATGTTCAATTTCTTGTGCGTTTTCTCTTTCATATATTCCCACTAGTAGCACCGCGCACACTACCGCGCAAATTTTTCTGAAAAATATTTTCGCCCGCAAACCTAGTGTTCATGCGGATGTCAATAAAAATCTTCGTATGGGGTAAACACCCCATTGACTTTTTTTATTGCTCTACCGGTAGCACCAAGGATATCGGTAGCACCATGCAAAGCGCATACACAAAAACCAGCGTGAGCCTCCCGAACGAACTCGCGGAATGGCTCCGCCAGAAGTCAGAGCAAAACGGGGGAACACCGATCAGTCGCTTAATCGCGGCGGCGATTCGCCAACAAGTGAGCAACGAAAAACGGAGGGCGAAGAAATGAACCTCTCCGAGACTTTCATCGATATGGACGAGGCAAAGCGCCTCTCGGGTTTTTCCAGCCGATCGATCCGCGACTACATTAAACGAGGTGAGTTCGCCGCCACGATGCCACGGGGCCGGTGCGGTGGCTGGCACATCGTCCGTCAGTCGTTTTTGGATTGGTGGGGTTATCGGAACGCCTCCACCGCGAACCGCACGACGATTCCAGCACGCAAAAGGAGGGCGGCCTGATGAACCTCTACTATTGCACGGCAAACGGGGTCTTTGGCCGGTTCGGCGATTATGTTTGGGCGAAGTCCCGCGTGGATGCCGAGCTGGATTTTCAGCTCAAGCATCACGCATGGCCGACATCGACTCGGCTCGAACGGAGGGCGGCGTAATGGACTACGAGACCACGCTTCGCTGTATCGGTTACGGAATCGACTTTATCCAAATCCTCGCCCTGCCGGTCCTTTTGGCGGCGCTCACTTGGAGGCTGGCACGATGAGCTGCTGGATCCCCGCAGCGGTGGAACTGCCGGACTCAGACACCGATGTCATCGTCGCGGCTGAGGACGGCCATGTGGAGGCAGGCTTTCACGACGGCCGCGTCTGGAGGTGGCTGAATGCCTGCCGGATCGAGCCCGACATCACGCACTGGATGCCGTTCCCAAATCCACCGGAGGAGGGCGCGAAATGAGCGCGTGGGAGGCCGTCCTTCTCTCCTCCGTCGCCTTCGGCTCGATGTGGGCCTGCTACTGCATCGGGTGGCGTGACGGGCGCATGACGGAGCGCCGTCGCCAAGAGCGCTACTACCGGCGCGAGGAGTTCAACCGCGATTGGGACAACCACGACGACTTCGACTGATTTTGCCTCGCTAGTCCCCAAGGGGGACGCAGGGGACAAGGGGGGCAGCGCATCCCAAAAAACGCTGACCAACAACAAACAAACAAAAGAGTGATGAAAATAATTAAAGGAAAACAACAGCGACCACAGCGGGTGGTCATTTACGGGGTTGAGAGCGTCGGCAAGACGACTTTCGCCAGCAAGTTCCCAAATCCTCTCTTCCTCGACATCG